CTTCTAGCAGTCTTTAATTCAATGGCTGTAAGGCCACCCCAGATACCGAACCTTTCGTTCTGTATACCCCATTCAGCGCATTCGGTTTTATGGACACATCTTCCACAGATAGTTTTTGCAAAACTTGTATGGTAACGAGAACTACTGTCTGTTCCAGTAACCTCTGGGAACCAATGGTCTCCTCCGACTTGTGCGCACAGCGGAGCCTCGTATTCACGCGGCTCTCGCATAGTGTTAGGCCCAAATCGTTGCCGCTTGTTGGTCCTTTGGAACCTTAGCACCAGTCCACTTAGGACCAGTAGCAGGATCAAACCAACCCTTGTATGGCTTGCCAGTTGCCTGAGCTTTGCCGTGCTTTAGAACCATCTTCCCGCGAGAGCACTCTGGTGCGCTTGGATGGTTGTACACCCAGATGTTGCCGTACTTATCATTAACTGTTTCTTCTCCGCCAGCAGATACTGGCGCTGATGCTACTGCTGGTGCACTAGCGTAAACGGGAGCAGCAGGTGCAGCGCTTGCATACGCTTGGCTTGTGCTAACAATAAGTGCTGAAAAGTCAGAGGCTGCTGTTAGCAACCCTTCCAATTCCTCCTTAGATGTAGCATAAAGATTGATAAGGGTTCCATCTGGTGTCTTGAAATTTACTTGGAACTTTGTTGATTCTGGTGCAGCCACTTACTTACCTCCATTATGTTTGATTGAAAGGCGCAGACTATCCTTGCCTTTTATAGTTGGTACGAATCCAAGAATCTCTTGGACTTTTTCTTTATCTACTTGCTTAGGTCCAGCTACTTCGGTCCACCTAACTTCAACACCTGTAGCTGTAACCCCGACAACACCAGTCAGTGCTTCTTTGATTGCATCCTTCTGAGTTGTCAATTCTTTTATCTTGTTATCTATTTGTAGAAATTCCAAAGCCTGATTACTTGCCTCATCAGATTCAATGAGTGGTAGTTCAGTCTTTGTATGTTCTTTTTTTAGACCAACGCATCCAATCTCACCAGATGCGTCAAAGTATTTACAATAGAACTTACAGTAGCTCTCATCCTTTTCAGGTTCAGGAGCAACCTCACTTGTCTTGATAGTCTCTAACCAAGATAAGGCTTCAAGCGCGACAGCAGGATCATACTTCTCCGTATGGACCTTGACATCGCGCTCGTCACCGTCTCGCGGTATTGCTACCAGATGAACATTAGTGACCTTCCCCAAGCCACTCTTATCTATCAGGTATCCGTAAGTCTGGATTTGCCAGCGTTGCTGCTGACTTGGAAAGTAAGTTAGGTTCTTCAACTTCACTGTCTTCCAATCCACTACATCGCCTGTCCCAGGAATGTAGAGATCTACGTGGGCCTTCATCCCATTATGCTCAACAGTCTGCTCAAGCATAACTTCTTTATTGTTTGACAAAGCCTTTTCAATGGTGTCGTGGATAGCAGTTCCCATAATTGCAGCGAGCTTTAACTCTCCGCCATTGGTCTTTGGTTGTGCGTTTAATTTATACCAGACCTTACGGCGACAGCCGCCTAATTCTGATGGACCTATCTCTGTTTGTATTGACCTGCCACGAGAGTTCTCTTTTTCATAGAGAGCTTTAACTAATAAATCTTTTACATCCATTTGTATTCTTCCCACCTGTTTATTGTAATCCGAAAGAATATCAGATTGATTACAAATATTCTAGCCAACAACTGCTTGGGCATATCTTCATATTCTCTGTAGTAATCAAGACCAAAACCCCAGTTGCCTAAGCTCCCACGAGTTACATACATAGTCCATCTTTGATTCATAGCAACCTTCCTTGAGTGACACATTGAATCGGAGGGCAGGTATTGATGTCAAGGATGCTGGCTATTTCAACGGCGCGTCTGGCGTGTTGCTCTACATTACCCAAAGTGAGACGACCCACACGATCATAAAGATAACCGAGAGCATAAGCACCACCGCTACCGATTCCATAAATGCCTTCATCCGACTGGATGAACGAGAGGTCTGTTGCAATATGGAATAGGTTGCCATCAAACGATACAAGGTAGTCAAACCCTGCTTCTTTATCTTTCGCTGCTTCATAAGGTTCATATCCATTCTCTTTGAATGCTTTAAGTATGGATGGCATAACCTTCTTACCCATCCAAGCCACGGGATCAGCTCCCTTGTAAGGTGGCGGGCTCCAGTTATAGGCGAGAATATCACCAGGTCTGGAATCACCTACCAGTCCCAGTAAGTATTTACCAACACTAATAATCTTTGGTGTAGTACTACTTATAGTCCGTAAGTTATCTTCAGTAATCTGGCTATCAGCAGCCAGTATCACCATATCTTCTATCTGTATTCCTACCAGTGTCGTCATAGCAGAGAAATATACCTTCCTACGGCGTGTCGTATCAGTAACGACACACCTTGTCATTAAAATATGAGCGGAGCGAATAAACAGTAACAGCGTTCCGAGCCGCCTAGAGGCGGCGAGAGGCGACTGACATCAGGAAGGAGCCGTGAACTGAGTGTTGTTCCGTCTACTTCGGCTGCTGAAATATAGCACTCCTCTTCCGCCAATACAGGCAGCTAACCTTAGAACTCTGGGACCAGTCCACGCCTGCTCTTGTGGCTCTACAGTCTTTAGTATCTTTGCTCAGTTTGAAGACTATGAGATTGCCTGGTGGGGTTTAGATGGAAGTTGTGCCAACTGTGGCAACCTAGTCAAGGTGCCTTGCCCTATTGATAAGAACGAGAATAGTTTTTAGGCATAAAAAAAAGCCCCCATCACCTTGTGGGTGACAGGGGCCTTTGCCTCGCGCTTGCTACAAACTATTAGTTTGAACCACGTCCAAACTCTGGGGCTGATGTATCTAGCCACTTGAGTACTGGACCTAGGAAGCCAGCCAAGGCTGCAGTTCCAAGGACCTTAAGATCAGTCTCTCCTGCTAGGTATAGTGCGATTGCTGCAGCAGCAGCTGCACGAAACCAAGTAAGACCGACTTGCTTTAATTGTTCCATTAGATTGCCTTTCGTTTTGTATTGTGAACCTTGCAGCAGGTGCATACTGGTACCAAATTGGTACCTTTTGCTACCTTCTTCTTTGGCTGAGGCTGTAATTTAGCCAGAGCCTGGTTCACAATCTTAGGTTGATTCATCCACCAAAACCAAGGGCTAGTGTCATTAGCCATATCAGCGTTAATAGAAATATGAAGATGCTTAGTATGAGGGTTACTGCCACTGTACTTGCGATTGCCAGAACTAGCCAACTGGCGTGACCAAATCTTCTTATTGAAGATAAGGTAGGAAACGCGCTCATCCTCTTTAAGTTTTTCAAAAATAACGGCACAGTCAATACCTGCCTTTGGGTCGTGGGTCAGGTCTACTGCTAGTCCAGTATTGTGATCTGAATTAGGACTTGCCTTGATGTGAGCAGCACTGGGCAATAGCCCATCCGATGCCTTGTTCCGCTTCGGTACAAGCGCAGTTGCTTGTCGTAGTACAACTATCGCAGCAGGACTTGCGGCCTTCACCACAGGTTTCATTCATCTTCCTTTTCTTTCTTTTTGTTTTTCATTCCGTTAGCAGACACAATGCCCGCCAAGGTGCCTGTCAAGAAAACTGTCAAAGTTGAAACAAGGTCAATAAAAGCTGCATCGTTGGGAGCCTGCTTCATTGGTTGAGTCACAAATACCAAAGCCCACAATAAAGCAAAGACAGACATTGCAAAGACAATAGCAAGGATAATTCCAATAGTCACAATGAGTCTTGCGTGTAGCTCTTCAACAGTAAGTCTAGTCCTTTTCATCAAACACCTCTGGTAGTAAGTCAGCAGAGCAAGTTCCTGTCACTTCACATTGAGGCGGATTACACTCAGGCTTCTCCCAATTTTCAAACTCTTGGCAGGGATAGCGAACCCATCCATCATAACTGCAACCTGTGAGGCTAAGGCCTATCAATAAGCAGACGATAAATTTCATCAACGCGACTTTCTAATCTATTGACCTGATCCTTTACAGAAGTTCCACCATTTGGCTTGAGTTCGTTTAGGTAATGCTTAACTAACCAGCGTACAACGCCAGCAAAGCCAGTGATTATGGTTAGTGTTGCTACTGCAAGGGTTGCCCATTCTGTAGGTGTCATTTATACGCTCCGTATAGTTACTAGCAAAGTGCCCCCGAAACCTGAGAAGCGCTTATCTGTTGGTGTGCGGTTGATAAAGTCCATCTCTTCTATAAGCCCGATAAAGGACTCACCTGTTCTGAAATCCTGAACGACAAGAGTATCGCCAAGGTTTTCTACTGCTTCAAGTTGTTGCATACGATCCCAAGCAGAACCCTCATAGCCCACCTCTACGCCAAACTTATCGCTCTCGTGGTCATAGCAGAAGACTGGGTATTGAATCAGTCTCTGACGAGGGATTGCTGGTAGAGATTTAATCTGATAACCATTAAATATTGGACCAAGTAAATTGCTAGTAGTAGACCTAGTAAAGGTAAACTTAAATCCTAAATACTCCTGAGCTGAAGCAGGATAAGGGATACCACCTTCTGTTACGGTTTCACCTTGAGAATAGGTTCCGATATTGTATGTGGTTCCAGCAGAGTCAATAGACTGCAGACTCAAGCCACCATTGGTAGAGATAAATCTAGGAAAGAGCAACTTAAATATCTTAGGCTCTAAGGTGTTATAGCGGATATAACCAGTCTGTAAGTAACCAGAGGCAACCTTGACTCCGTATGATTCAATCCATATTCCATCACCTGGAACAGCAAATACAACTCTATCGGTAGCACCAAGGAAGTCTGTAGATGATGGGTTAACAGTCTCACCGCTTGCACAAACATCCCAAGCATAAGCAAAGACAAGGCTATTAGGAACTACTGGCTGTGATAAATCAATACGGATTAGACCTGACTCAGTACCTTGCAAGGTTGTTACATAAGCAAATCTATCCTTGAAAGTTACACTCTTGCACTCTGTATCTACCAGCAATGGTCCATAGCTGATGTCACCATCAGTAGATACCACTGCAACTCTTACGCCTTTATTAGTGCAAAGAACTCCAAAGGTACCAAGGTATACATCAAAGGAGTTTAGTATCTCACCCTCTGGTAAATCAACTACAACAGTAGGAACGTTTAATTCTGGAAAACCTAGCGCATTGGCATTAGCAGTATCTAATGTAATTTTGTATAGAGATGACTGAGATCCAGCATAGCCACCAACATAAAAAGCAGCAGGTCCTTCAGATATGGTTGTCCATATCCAAGATGGATTTGGGTGTTCATAAAGCGCAGTAGGTAAATTGTGACCACCTGCAGTAGTTGCAATATTGGAATTTAATTCATATAACTCTCTACCCACGCCAGCAAGTAAACGTTGCTTTGCATAGCGCAGTGCTACTGTGGTAACTGGACCATCAAGGTCATAGATATGACCATCAGATGTAGAACCAAAAATATTACCTCTATGAAGTTTGTCATTATCTGCTGCAAAGTATCTACTGCCATCAGAGGTTAAAGCCATAAAATCAAGGGTATGTGGAGCTGCTGTTAAAACATAGTCAGTAACAGTAGGTGTATCACTGCTCATAGTAAGTTTCTTAAGGTCAGGTCCTTCAGTAAAGACAACTGCATCTACGTTATTAGCAGTATCTCTAGCACCGACTAGGTATAGGTTAGTTGCTGTTGCAGGTTCAGCCCTGACTGTGCTGTTTAACAGGGTAGCCTGTCCCTTAGTCCAGACATCTACACCTTTAGACTCAGTAAACTGGAAGCGTAGCGACTCATCTTGTAGCGGTTCAAAGTATTTAATACCAGCACCAAGGTGGAATGATGACTGTGATCGTAGCCACCAACCTGTAAGAGTCTGCTCGCCAGGCTCTCTGGTCTGGTCAATCTGTTGCTTACGATACTGAGCTGTAACTCTACGATAAGGCGTATCATCACTAGCAGCCAAGAAGAATGGCAGACCAGCAAAGGCTACATCGTATGCCTCACTGGTTGATGAGTAACTGGTGGCCCCAGCAGGATTGGAAAGTACATAGGGAATGCCCTCTGTAATATCATCGCCGTAGGCCATCAGTTATTCCTTTCAATCAACCAAGTAAATTCACCAGCGATCTAGCTCTTCCAGATGCCAGCTGTGTATAAACCTGAGTAGTAGCCACAGATGAGTGGCGCATTAAATCTCTTACTGCTAGTAAATCTCCGCCTGATTTCTCAAGCATATTGGTAGCAAAGTAATGCCTACAGGCGTGGAAAGTCTTCTTAGGTATACCCAAGCGCTTCATCTCAAGTGAGCACATCTTGGTCAGAGCGTTAGGCGTTACTGACCATATCTTGCCACTGGTTTCGTGCTTCAAAATTGTCTGAGCTACTATGGCAGCAACTGGCACAGATATGTCTGTACCGCCCTTACCTGCCACTCTGAGGATGTATCCATCGTCAGCCTGCTCTAGGTCTACCCCACGAAGGTTTGCCACCTCCATAGCCCTTAGACCCGCTTTACAGCCTATTATGAACCAGTCCCTCATAGGCAAGTCAGCCTTAGTCATAACCAGTTCAGCCTCGCCTGGGGTCAAAGGATGTGGTAATCCTCTTGCCTTGCGTACAGCAGGTAGGTCTAGGTCAGCTTCATTTTCTATCAGGCCCATCTTTCGCAGAGCCTTAAAGATACTTCTAATGCGAGCTGCGTAAGTTCCCTTAGTTGATGTGGCCTTGACTCCCATAATGAGTCGTTGCAGATCCTCAACGGTAGCTACTTCTGGGTGAACACCAAGGCGTAGCAGTAGGTTGAAGTCATTTCTAAACAGGGCCTCAGCATATCCCTGTGATTCATAGCGTGCTTGTAGCTTTTCTTTCATTGTTTCTAGCGGTATTTTCTTCATAGGAACCACTTTAACATAGGGATTATTCTGGTGTCAACCACAATCCTTAGAGATTGTTCCAAGAACATTCCCCATTTTGTAGCGGATAGTTCGGTTTCTCCAACAGGGTTGAAGTGGGCTGCGCCTGGAGGTGCAAGCGCATTAACCTTTATTGCTTCAGCGACTCCAAGCGGAGCAGCAAGCCAATCTTTTAATAATTGTTTTTCAGCGACTTATCAGAATTATTTATTTGTTTGCAATCTAAGTGTTTCTAACGCGGAAGAGCAATTAAATTATAGGATGCGAGCAAGTGGAACAGATGCAACTGGTTCTGATTACGATTACCAATCACTCGGCGCTAGAGCAAGCACTACAATTTCAGGTTTTGGTTCAAATAATCAAACTGCTGGCAGAGTTGGTAATTTTGGTGGAAGTAGCACTATCCAAAGTCAATTTGTATTTTATGTTAATCGCCCTTTTGAGGCAGAAGCAACTACATTAGTGTCGCAAATGTCTTGGTATAACGGCACAGACGACATAAGATGGACGGCTTATGCGGCAGTTCATACCCCGACAACTTCTTATGATGGAATAAGTCTTATTTCAAGTGCTGGAACAATGACGGGCACAATTCGCATCTACGGCTACGCCAACAGTTAGGAATTAAAATGAAGATATCTGAAACTTTTGCAGAAACAAACGAAACAATAGTTAGAGATATGACCGAAGAAGAACTTGCTCAACGGCAAAAAGATATAGAGGAACAAGCGCAACTAAAAGCAAAGCAAGAAAAGGCTGAAGCAGAGGCAGCAGCCAAGAGGGCAGCAGCCGAAGCAAAACTAGCAGCACTTGGGCTTACCTCAGATGACCTTAAGGCTTTAGGTCTGTAGCACAATCTATAAAGATTGTTCCAGCCAACTTAGGCTATCTTCATCCCAATACCATTCGCCCTCTGTGGGCATTGGCGTTGGCGGTTGCCAATCAAAGTTTTGGTCTAGCGACCAAGATGGATAAGGTTGTGGGGCTATAAATACATCATTGACGGCATCATAAGTGTAGCCAATGCCTGCATATTGCTTGCGTATGTTGTTATTGTATGAAGTTCGCCTGCAGACTTGGCCTCTAAAATTGCCATACCAAGTTTCTGTGTCTAAACCTTCTATAAGTTCAGTTTCATCAATGCCTGTAATGACTTCAGTTACTATGTTGTTTTCATCTAAAAAAGCGTAGTGTGCCATTATGCCCAACTCACATTCCCTGTGCCAGCAGTAATTGTTGCAATAGTATTTGCACCGCTTGTGCTTGTTGATCCTGTCAAACCTGCACCAATAGTTATAGTTCCAGCAGCAGTTGGAAAACTTAGAATAACAATTCCAGAACCGCCGTTGCCACCAGAAGTGCCGCCAGTGTCACTTTCGTTATATGAACCACCGCCGCCTCCACCGCCCCTATTTGCTGTGCCAGCAGCGCCTGGGGTGTTGCCAGAGACAATTCCACCATCACCACCGCCACCTGCTCCACCTGTTCCTCTAGTAACTGTATAACCGCCACCGCCACCGCCACCGCCATATGAAATTGAAGAGCCCGAAATATTTGTGCTAATACCAGCGCCGCCATTACCGCTTGTTACTGTTGTGGCAGTTGCGCCAACAGCATTTGCACCACCACCGCCACCTGAACCAAATGGAGGCCCAGAGGCAAAATTATTGGCGCCACCTGCGTAACCTTCGTTCGCTGTTCCCGCGCCGCCTGTCCAACTATCACTTGATGCTCTTGCCCCACCCCCTGAACCACCTGATACACCATTTCCATTTTGAGAATTACCGCCACCACTTGTTGAAACTGTGCTAAAAACAGAGCCTGCACCTGCGGTTGCGGTGCTTATACCACCTGTTCCACCTGCGCCAACTGTAACTGTATAATTAGTAGATAAACTTAAAGATAAAGCGCTTGGTAAAGACCCACCACCGCCTGTTGCTTGAACTGTGCAACGCACACCACCTGCACCACCACCGCCGCCACTACCCCCACCTGATGAAGTTGCACCGCCACCACCAGCAACAACAAGGTAATTGACAGTAAGTGGCACAATGCGCGGATAATTTTGTGAAGCAATAATCCCGATTAAACTCATTAGGCGATATCTCCTACGACATACCAAGTGTCGGTTGCGACCTTGATGCAAGAAGCGGCTGAGAACTGAGCCCTCAAGTCGGGCTCTGCGGCAGTAGCTCCTGTTGATGAGATCGTAGTAGTTCCTGAAGTAACTGCCTTGATTGTGGTCTGTCCTGCACCGATTTGAATAACATTTATTACTGTGCCAACTGGAAAGGCAACATTGGCATTGGTTGGAATCTGGAAGTTATTAGCAGAAGCAACGGACATAGTGACCAGTTTTTGGTCTGCATCTGTCAAAACTACTGTGTATGTAGCCGTTTGAGCATTAAGGGTTACTGCTGAACCTGCACGATAATCAAAAGAAACAACTGGTATCGGGCCAGTACCACTTGCTACCGATATACCTGTGCCAGCTTGCACTTCAGTTACATCACCTGCACCGCTAACACCTACCCAAGCTGATCCATTGTAAACTTCAACAGCATTAGTATCTTGTAGATAACTGACCATTCCTTCAGCCAATACGCCGCTAAGTGCGCTAGTGCGAGCTGCTGAGCTTGCAAACACCATAACTGTTTGTTCTTGTAAATAAGTATTAACCTGGGCTGCTGTTAGCACATCCCCGGTATTGAACAACTTATATCCTGCGCCTGCCATTTGTTCTCCTTAGTAGCTCAGCACGTCTTCACCTAGTATACCCGATACATCGGAATCTAGGACAAAGCCTGCTAATAGTGGTTCGGTTGTGTATAGGGTAGTCATCCAAGATGACTTGGTAATGTCGTGATGGATAGCGTTTACCAAGCTTGATTGCACCACGCTGCTAGAGCCTGGGGTGGTCTTGGTAACTGTTACTCCATCAAGCAATTCTATGTCTACCCCTGCCAATGGCTTATTGGGGTTTGTATCATCATAGAGATTCAGCTGAATGCTATCTATGCGTATCTCTGGGTCTTTGCGTGTGGCTAAGATGCCTTCAGCTTGATCTAGGGCTTCAGCATCGGTCTGCACCAATATGCCTGAGCGTGTGCCTGAATGCAAAAAGAACTTATCAATGGAATCTTGGTCAAAGGCGTTCTGAGCTGTGCCACCTAAGCGTGTGATGGTTACGTCATTTACCAAAGTTGTATCATCAAAGGCAACTACTGCATTGGTATATGAGATGTCTGTGCCTTGGTCGCTAAACTGATAGACCGGAAAGGCTGGGGTGGCAATAAGGTTGTTGCGACTTACAAAATCTATCTTGCCATTGGCATCCAAAAAGATACCGCCAAACTCGCTCTGCTCTACTGTAAATAAGGCTTCTAAGGCCGTTCTGGCCGTGCCTGGGTCGGCTTGTAGGGTGGAATCACCTGCATCCACATTTCGTAGGCTAAAAGGCCATTCTATCTCATCTAAGATGGCATTTACGCGAGCCCCTGAAAGCTGAACGCCTGAGCCTGCTACTGTGTCAATTGCTGAGCCCGCAAGCAACTTAAACCCATCTACGCAACGCAGGGTAACTGTGCTTAGCTCATCGTTGCCTTGCCTGAAGCCTGTGTCATAGTTGGTGATAAAGCCTGAGAATAAGAAATAATCATTTGTGGCGTAAGTAGCATAGATAATAATCTGCCTTAGCGGCACAAGGTTTGGATAATAGATACTGGCTGGGTTGGTTGGATTCCAATCGCCTGTTTGGTCAAACAAAGTAACGCTGGCAGTTCCAGCTTCAAACTGTGATGTGATACGTGATCTGCCACGTCTAATAGATACACGCTCTACCAAGGATGTTATCTCAATTGGCAATGTGCCTGAGCCAAGGGTATTTGTGCCTAGTATGCCTTCAGTTGCGCTACCTAAGATTAAGGGATTGATTTCAAATGCAGTATCGCTATCAAAATCAACAAAGACACGTATTTGTGGTGCTGGCATTATAGCCCAATTGCTTGCAAGGTTATGGATTGACCACGCTTTTGAACCTTGTATAAGCCTTCAGTAATAACCTGCATAAGATCATCATTACTCATCACATTGCCAGCAATGTTAACTGTAACGTTTGTAGCATCAAAGCCACCTGCGCCAAATGTGCCAATGGTCTGGAATATGTCAGCAATGCGTTGGCGAGCTGCTGTTTGGTTTGGACTATCGCCTGCTACGCCACTTTGAATGATGCCTGAGCCTGCAAGGATAGTTGCGCCGTTTACTGTAAAAGTTTCGCCTAGATTGCCTTTGCCGCCATCTGGGAATTGGATTACAACGCCACCGGGATTAGTAATTGTGCTACCACCAACGATGGTAACTCCATCACCACCACCGCCACCGCCGCC